CGAAAATTTCCAACGAGATTTTATCTGTGTTGATGATATAGCACAGATCAAAACAAAGATGATTGATAAAAATGTAAATGGAATTTTTAACTTGGGTACTGGATCTTCTATTTCGTTTCGATCTGTTGCTGAGCTAATTGCTAAAAAATACTCTGCTGAAATAGAAGAGGTTGATTTTCCTAGTAATCTGATAAATCAATATCAGAAATATACCTGTTCAGATAATACTGAACTTTATAAAATTTTAGGAGATTATGATTTTATGACCGTTGAAGCTTTTCTTTCAACGTTGTGATTCTTTTTTCTAAATCAACTCTTAGAGATTTTAATCTATGTCTTTCTTCTGTTTGACGAGCAACATTAGAAAAGATTTCTATAGAGTCTGTTGACGCATCTAGCGATTTAGCCTGTGAGATAAATCTTTTGTAAAGACTTTCTAATTCTAAATCTTTAGTTTCTTTGATTGCTTGTTCGTATCGCTGGCAATCGCTGATAAAATTTTTACTTTTAGTAATAGATAGTTTCATAATGAAGTCCCCATTAGTAATATAGTATCAATTTTAGTTTTGATAATTTTATTTGTAAGGGTATTTTTTAATCCAGTATGTACACCTTTTGGTAGTACATCGATCATAGTCCAACAAAAAGTTTGATTGTTTGACGGAACAAATTCTTGTTCAACTAAACATATATATGTGGAAAATTCAAAACCGCTATCTTGACTTAGATATAATTCAACCGGCACCAATCTAGCTTCTTGCCCATAATATTCTTGGATGATTGATTGAGCATCTTCGACAACAGATTTATCTCTAGGAAAACTAGGAACAGTCCATTTGAGATCTTCTAGAATCATTAGTACCCTAGAAGTTTTTTTAGATATGAAAAGTATACCGGCATGTTTCTGCATGCCTTTATATATCATCCTTCTAAATCAAAACTCCAGTATCCGGCTGTATATTCGCCCTCAAATGATTTAAGCCATTGCCCATCTTCCCATTTGTACTGGACACCAGTTTTAAGATTTTTAATGTAGTATGGTTCGTTATGTTCAATCAACGGATCAAAAATTATTGTCCAGCTAGCCCCATTCCATTCAATTATAGAATTTGCCGCGGCAACAAAATCCGAATCATCAGAATTTTTCCATGCGTCAGCACCGTCGACATTACTTTCTGATCCAATATCTTCCAATATTAGATATTTTGTTCCTAGAAGTAAACTTGTTCTAGGGTCATATGTCTGCGGATTTATGATAGCGTTAATGATTAAATCGGTCTGAGGTTCAGAATCAGAATCAAAATCTACTACTAAAAATTGTGAATCTACTTCATTAATACTAAATGTGCCTACTAACTCATAGCCGCTTGGCTGTAAGAATCTAATTCGACTGATACCAGGACGATATTTTCCATACTGAGGAATAATTTTATTCCAGTCGATCACAGCAGCAGTCTTTTTAGGTATGTCTAACCCGCTTTCAACGACAGCTTCATTAACATCTAAAGCACTAACGTAGTATGACCCTGTCTCAACACCCGTAACAGTCTTTGATGAAAGCAATAATACGCCAAAGTTTCCAGGAGTAGTAATAATTGATGTTGATTTGATATCTTTAGAATCAACAGGACTATTAAATGCTAGCTCAGCCAATGGTTTCAACTGCCCATCATCGTCGAACATATTCATGATAATATTTTGTACAACACCAAGTTTCTTAACTTTAACTGGCGGGCTAATGTAGATTGGCATTTCAAAATCCAATGAACATATATCTATATCAACTTCGGTGCCTTGGGGAATCGCTCGCGAAGTAAAGTTAGACGCTGTCAACTCAACAACACTAAGACTGGTCCAATCAATATAATTGTCTGTGGTTTGTACTTCTAAACTAGGATTGAATAATACTAAAATTTGTTCTAACAACTGGAGTTTTTGATCGGTGTTAGAACTCCAAATGTCAGCTCTCATGCTTAGTTTAAATGGTGTAGGCATCAACCTTTCAATGGTATACCCACCACCTTGTGTGTTATCATATATAGGTTGGCCTGTTTCGTCATCGAACGATTCAAAGGATCTACCACGGATGCTAACTTTACTAACATAACTTGCGTCAGCTAATCTATTTCTATCTAGTTCTATTCCTGTAATGTAACAAGCGATCTTAGGAACACTAGGCATTTTGTTTTCAGAATTTTCTCTGATAATCTGTGCTACCTGTTTAGTGAGATCACCGTAGGCTACCGGAACTTGTTTTAAAGATCCATCACCCGCTTGATACTTAAAACCAATAAAGATACGCATAAACTGAGTTACGTATCGTCTTATCTGTCCGTCATAGAAAAAATCCATTATTCATCCGCCTTAGGTCTTAATGCTTTGCTCAAGCTCTGTTTTTCTTTAACCAGTTTGCCGTCTATCATACGTTCATTTGTATTATTGATAAATGTGCCTTTTTGGTTTTGTCTTGTATCTCTACCTTCGAATCTTTCTCCAGATTCAGTATCAGAAGTTCCGAGATTGCTCATGGTCATCCTTACGTTGTCTTCATATTTGACCCAACGCTTACCATTGAATCTAAACAATCTCTTAGGGAAATAATCTGTTCTTAGACAGAACTGTCCTTCTATAGGGTTACCAGGGAATGTAATACCGCTGGTAAAGGGAGCACCGTTTGGAGTTGCTCCGTCTTCGTGATAATTTTGATATCCGTCTTTGGTAGGGGTTGCTATGATAACGCTGGCATCTACCGCAGTACTTTCGTTGCTGGCTTCAATGTCACCGTCATCTGTAGTAACTAGTTTTACATTTCCTTGCTCATCTAACGGTACGGTATAATACATTGTAGTATCATAACCACTCTTAGGAGCATCTGATTCGGCTTGATCTAATACTGCTTCAGTAATACGCATCTCTGTTTCATAGGTGCTCATTATATCACGTAAGGTAGTATTAGTGTCTTCCCCAGTGTCGTCAGCTAACCCATCTAGAATCTGTTTGAACTCCTGACTGTCTACTAACGGAGTACATTTTGCTCTATACAAGTGCGGATACCATGTGGCAGAAAACCCTTCTGCGGCTCGACTAACTTCTTCTATAACATAAAATCTTTTTAGAGCAAATTTTAAATCGTTTAAGGCATTGTAATCTTTTAAATGCGGTAGCTCAATAACGTCCCCAGCTAGCAGTTTTCTACCTATTTTTTCTACAGTATCGTTAATATGGAAAGTGATAAAAACTGTGTCGTTCTGTAAAAATAAACCAAACTGTGATAGATTAAAATCGAGGTCGCTTATGTTGTATACGCCTCTCAAAATGTATACATCGGGATCGTATTTTCTGTCTCTGTTTTCTAAAAACAACAAATCTTGTATTTGTAACTCAGGAATCCCGCCAGTATAAACCGGTGTTGTAGGTGTGCTAGCACCGGGTAACGGATCACCGGGTCCTATATACTTGTGAACTAAAACATCTGTACCACCAACTTGGAACATTTCCCAGATATTTTTGTCTATAAATTTGTAATCATTGCCTTTTTCGGGCTTGTATAAACTGAGTCTTGGCATAGTCATATATTTACCGCTGTAATAAATACTAGCATGAGCCAACTAGATCAAGAAAAACAAAAAGTATTCGACTATTGTCGCTTAATGCTGGGCGACGGCATGGTTGACGTAGAACTAGACCCCCAGCACTACGAAACAGCAATTCAGCGTAGTTTAGCAGTTTTTCGGCAACGAGGGGATAATTCTGTAGAAGAAAGTTTTGCGTTTTTAACCCTATCTGAAGATCAAAACGTTTATACTTTACCAAACGAAATTCAAGTAGTTCGAGAAATTTATCGACGAAGCATTGGATCTAGATCGGGTGGGGGTAACGGCGGAACAGTGTTTGAACCGTTCAACTTAGCTTATACAAATACCTATTTGTTAAGTTCTACCAATATGGGCGGATTATTAACTTACGAGTTGTTTGCTGGTTATCAGGAACGTGTGGGTAAAATGTTTGGTAGTTTCATACAGTTTACATGGCACGCTCAATCTCACAAGCTAACCATACATCAGCGTCCTAGAACTGACGAAGAAATCATGCTTTGGTGCTACAACACACGACCAGACGTGGCTATCCTAGTTGATACCTATGCTAGCCAATGGATCAAAGACTATACATTAGCTAACTGTAAAATGATGCTTGGCCAAGCCCGCGAGAAATTTGCTCAAATTGCCGGCCCACAAGGTGGTACATCATTAAATGGTGCTACACTTAAACAAGAAGCTCAAGCCGATATTGAACGACTAACAGCAGAATTGGTTAACTTCGTTCCCGGCCATGCTAATGCTGGATATACTTTCGTAGTCGGTTGACCGTAAAATAAAAAACTGCTACAATAATAGTATTGTTAGGAGATACTATGATTATTGGAGTATGCGGTTTTATTGGTTCGGGCAAAGACACTATTGCTGATTATCTTGTAAACTTTCACGAATTTAGACGCGAGTCGTTTGCCAACACATTAAAAGATGCTGTGGCATCGGTATTTGGCTGGGATCGAACTATGCTAGAAGGGCGTACTAAAGAAGCTCGAGAGTGGCGAGAACAAGTTGACTCATGGTGGGCAGAACGTCTATCAATGCCCACGTTAACTCCTAGATGGGTACTACAATACTGGGGCACAGAAGTTTGCCGCAAGAGTTTCCATGATGATATATGGATCGCTAGTCTAGAAAATAAACTCCGTAACTCCAAAGATAATATAGTGATATCAGACTGTCGTTTTCCTAACGAGATAGCCAGTATTAAAAACGCCGGCGGAATCGTAGTACGTGTAGTTCGCGGTCCTGAGCCCGAATGGTATCAAGATGCGGTAGCGGTAAATGCGGGTCCTAAACATATAAACTGGGCGTTAAGCAAAGACAGATTAACACAATTTAAAATCCATGCTTCAGAAACTGCTTGGGTAGGAACGAAGTTTGATGCCGTGTTAGATAACAACGACGGTATATCGGACCTATTTGAAAAGATCGAAGGATTGATTAAAAATCAGCAACAAGATCGCCTTGTTTCCATTTAATGCCTTCTTTAGCTAACACTCGTTGACAGTTAGCACACACTGTTTTTAGATTAGCGATCTTACAGTTATT